GCATCGGCATTTGGCAGGTCTTGCCCCTGTCCAAGCGTTAGCCTGATCCAGGAAACATAGTCGGCAGTCAATATTGACATTTCAAGCAACCCCCTGGGCCAACTCTATCCGGGGCGGGCTTCATGTCAAATGATAGTTCTTCACACTGTGCACCATTGGTGGGGCGAGATTGATGGGCCAGCGCAAATCCATCGCCAAGCGGGTGCGCTTTCACTGCGCCTGGATTGCTGGTGTATTCGTCGTTCTCGATGCGCTGGCTAGCGTATGGCCCTTGTTCGAAGGGACGCTTCCCATCCCGCCGCTTGTCTATGCTGGGCTCGGGCTGGGGTTCGCTGTCGCTTCAGGTGTTGGGCACCTGATCTACAAGGAATGATGTGTCAGAGAAACAGGAAGGCCATGAAGGCAGCGGCTGCGGCAAAGACCGTGAGCGCGAGACGTGGGTTTTCTTCGATAAAAACTGACAGCATGTAGCCTCCGATTGAGGTTGTCGGGCCGGGCTTGATACCGGCTTACCGCATAGCGGCCTTGACCCAAAATCAAGGAGCGGGATCACCTCTGTCCGCACGTCCTTCCGTGCCGCCGACAACCCAGAAAATATAGCTGAATCAACGAGGAAACTCAATGGCAAAGAGCCGCTACCTGGCAGGTGGCGCGGCTGGTGCTGCGCTGCTTGCTGCCGCGACTGCTTACACCTCACATTGGGAAGGCCGACGTTACGTGGCCTATCGCGATGTCGGAGGCGTGCTGACGGTGTGCGACGGACACACCGGGCCAGACATCATTCCAGGCAAGCGCTACACCAACGCTGAGTGCGATGCGCTCACCCAGAAGGATATCCTAGCACACGAAGGCCGGATGCTTGCCTGCGCTCCCGAGCTCGCCGACCCGGTGCACGTTCCCGACGATACCTACCGCGCCATCAATGATTGGGCCTTCAATGTCGGCACCGGAGCGGCCTGCAAGTCCACGCTGATCCGCAAGGTAAAGGCCGGCGACGTTCGCGGCGCCTGCATGGAACTCAGCAAGTGGGTCTACGTCAACAATCGCGTCATCAAGGGCTTGTTCGTCCGCCGCGTCAAGGGTGATGCCGTCAATCTGAGCGAGCGCGCTCTCTGCCTCCGTGGCCTCTCATGAACGGCCTCTACCAACTCCTCATCCCGATCATCAAGTGGACGCTCATCGCTGTTGGCTCCGTGTCGCTGGCGATTGTGGCCGGCTTTCTCATCTGGTGGCTGACATGACTGCTCTCATCCTCTGGGTAGGGCGGGCAACAGGCCTGTCCTCGCTGTTCTCTGCTGTCATCGCCTACACTGTCATTGCCGCGCTGGCTGGCGGTGCCCTGTGGGGCTACGGCCACCACAAATACAACGAGGGGTACTCTGCCGGCGCATCCCATGAACGCCTCGCCTGGGAAAAGCAGCGCGACAAGGATCTAGCCCAGCAGGCCGCCGACAAGAAGGCGACACAGGCCGAAATCGACAGATTGACGGCAGAGCTCCAGCTTGACGCTCAGAAGCGCAAGGACGAGCAAGCCGACGCCGATCTGAAGAAGGCGCAAGACGCTTCCCCGACCAAGAAAACCATATGCCTGCCGCGCAATGTCGGGCGTGCTCTCAACCGGATCGGGAGATAGCGATGAAGAAGCTCGCGCTCCTGTCGGCCTTTCTCATCTGTTCGGGCTTCACCGGTTGCATGACGATCGACCGACACTCTGTCTTGCTGCCGACGCCAGCAAAAATCTCGCCAGAGTTGAAGCAGCCATGCGCCCGGCTCATCGACATTCCTGACCGCGACCTCTCGCAGGAGGAATGGAACAACCTCGTAGGCCAGATGCGTCGCTCGCACGGCGCCTGCATCCGCAAGGACGACAAACTCATCAAGGCGGCAGAAGCCCTTGAGAACCAGGGGCGGAAGCAATGACGGTGGACAAAGTGACGAATGTAATTGCTGCCGGCGCTGCCGTCTCGCCCTGGTGGATGCCAAGCCTCGCAGATGTGTCCCAAACCGCCGCGCTGCTTCTCCCAATCTTAGGTTGTGCCTGGTTGCTCGTGCAGATCATCGCGAAGCTGACGGGCAAAGACCGGGACTGAATCCTTCCTCCAGCACAAGGAATACCGCCGTGGGCGAAAATCCGCGCTTCCTAGTCGCGTTTGGACTTCTGTTGCTCGCGCTCGCCATGAGCGCTGTGGTGTTGGTGTGCCTGACTATCCGAGCCCATGCAGCCACCGAGCCAATGCAATCCGCTCCTGTCGTCCACATCACCGACGACCCCGGCGGCAACGTCGCGGAATATTACCGCAAGTATCAGGCGCTCAATGCGTCTGGCGCAGAGATCCATTTCCATGGCCTTTGCGCATCGTCCTGCACCATCGTTCTATTTACCTCCTTCAATGCCATACGGGCATGTGCCGACGAGGGCGCCATCTTCGGCTTCCATAAGCCATTCGCCCAGCAGAATGGCAAGGTGATGCGCACCAAGCGGGCTGTGCGGGAAACGCGCAAGCTCTGGGCCGCCTGGCTGGAGGAACTGCCAAATCCGCTGCGGCACTATCTGCAAAATGCCCGCGTCCCATCGGCGGCCGAAGGCGATGAGCAGAACACGATGTTGATGCTCCCAGCAAGCCTGCTCTTGCCACGCTGTAGGGTGGAGGTCGCCGCGCAATGATCCGCCTAGCAGTCATCAATTTCGCCGGTCTGTGCTTCCTCGCGTGGGCGTGGTTTCTTGGTTATGTTGGCTTCGTTTTCACGCATGACGTTTCCCACATCAGCTATCTGATTTCGGCTGTGTTCGTCTGGTGCGTAGCCCGCGTGTTCTGGGGTAAGACTGATCACCTGGAAGAAGCCGAAAAGCAATTAACCGGACTCGGTTTCATCGGCACGCTCGTGGGCTTCATCCTGGCTTTGTCTGGCGTCGCTGATGGCTCAATGAGCACGCCAGACGGCCTCATGCACATCGGCACTGGCTTGCTGTCTGGCGTCGGCGTTGCATTCTGCGCATCGCTTGTCGGCGTCGTCTGCGCCCAATGGCTCGGATTGCTTCGCTGGCTGACTGAGGAATAGCCCGATGTGGCGCCTCTTCAACAGCATGCGTGATATGTATTCCAATGTCACGCTCATCCTGACTGCTGTCATCGTGATTGTTCTGACCCAGGTCAATCCCAAAGCGAAATCCACCGAAGAAAGCACCAAGCCACCGGGCGATATCATGGTCTGCATCTCATGGCAGGGCAGCAACGATGTGGACTTGTGGGGCGCCGCTCCGGGGCAGACCAAAAACGTCGGATACTCCAACAAAAATGGCGACATTTTGGATCTTGTCCGCGACGACCTGGGCAAGGACGCCATTTCTCGCCCGCGCATGGAATGCCAGTTCGCCCGCGGCCTTCCTGATGGCCGTTGGGTTTTCAACGCGCACGGATATTCCATCACCCAGCCGGAAGTCATGGTGCACGCGGAAATCCGACTTGGAGACGAGACGGGCTACCATCTTCTCCTTGAGCGCGACCTGACCATTAAGCAGGGGGCCGAACGTACAATCGCGCAGTTCCAGTTGCGTGGTGGCAAGGTCGTGCCGGGATCGGTCAACGAAGTCTTCGTGCCATTGAGGAATGCCCAATGAATGACGTATGGCTTCTGCTGGCTTTCTGGGTAGTTTTCCCAGCGATCATTGCTGCGATTGAGGTGTCGTGCAGGGGGTCGAAATGATCATCCTGGCATCCGTCTGGCTCGGCCTCGCACTTCTCTTGAGTTTCTATGCGTGGCTAGCCGGCAAGCGCGTGGCGGCTCTCTCGCTGCCCCTGTCAGTTATTACCGTTTCAGCGGGATTGGTAATAGTCTCGGGCACCCCGCGCCTCACTAGCCCGCCGGCCGGACACTACACAGTCCTCGGTGCTCGCATCGACGTGGACGTGGCAATCTATGCTCTGTTGGACGACGGCAAGGGCGAGCCGCGCTATTTCAAATTGCCCTATTCCACCAGCCAGGCAAACGCCCTTCAGCAGGCCATGGACGGCTCACCAGACGGCCAAGGCGTCCAAGCCATCGTCGGGCAGGATGGCGGTGTTTCGTATGACGGGCAGCCTTCCGTCACTGGCTTGCCGCCTAAGCAGGCTGAGCAGCCGGCTATCGCGCTTCCCTGATTTCCACTTTCCGGACCGTTTCTGGCCCGATTAGCGGAAAAACCTTCCCGATCAACAGCATAAGGACCGGACCCGCATGGGGATTCCCACGGACGACGAGGAGTTGCGCGCGATGCAGCGCGCGGTCGCGGAGCATGGCTCCAGGGCCGCTGCTGCCAGAGCGCTTGGAATACCCGTCACCACATTGAAAGGGCGGCTTGGCGCAGCGGAGCGCGCTGGTATTAAGGCGGAGAAGGATGAAGCCATAGAACTCCCTGGCTTCGTTCATGGCGATGAAGAGGAGCCGATAGACGAGTTACTCACGCGCTTCCGAAAAGCCCACGAGCGAAAGCAGAAAGCCATTGACGCGCGGACTTGGTTCCCGCTGAAGGTGAGAGAGGACAAGCCCTACGGCATCCTCTGGTTTGGCGACCCGCACCTTGGCCCTCACTGCAACTGGGCTCTTCTCGAAAGCCATATCGCCATCGCGAGACAGCCTGGCGTTTATGGCGGCAATATAGGTGACACAACCGACAATTGGCCGTGGACCGGACGCCTTGCCCGGCTATGGGCCGAGAACGACATCTCACACAAGACAGAGCGCCGGCTGGCTACGTGGTTCATGATGGAGGCCGGCATCAAATGGCTCTTGTGGCTCGGCGGGAATCACGATGAGTGGAACGGCGGCACGGAATTCTACAAACTCCTTGGCGCCTCCCACGTCCCTGTGATTGACTGGCGAGCGCAGTTCACACTCTGCCATAAGAACGGCTCGCAAACCCGCATAGACGCGGCCCACGGGCGCAAGGGCACGTCCATCTACAATCCCGCCCACGGCACACTCCGGGATGCAAAGTTCGGCGAGGAAGCGGCCCTGTTCGTCACCGGCCATATCCACAGCTTCGGCCTGTTCGACATCGAGTTCCCCGAAAAAAAGACGCAGACCTGGTTAGCCCAAGTCTCTGGCTACAAGATGGGCGACAGGCACGCGCTGGTGAATGGATATGCTCAATCTAACCGTGGCGCGGCGGTACTGTCTGTCATCTACCCGTCCACCGGCAAGGTACAATGCTTTGCAGATGTGGAAGAAGGCGCTGAATTCCTTGCTTTTTTGCGCCAGTGATAGTACATTTTCACAATCAATTCAAAGGGTTGTTCGTGTTCACATGAACGAAATCGCGACTGAAACTTTCGGCCCAATGGAGAACTACATGACCGATCAACCAGACGTGAAAATTGCCATCGCTGACGAGGCCAAGCGCATCGTTGCCGGCGCCCGCCGCTCCGCTTATGGATCACCCGAACAGAACTTCGATCGCATCGCCCGTTTCTGGACGGCATATTTTCAGAACACCGGCCGTGAATTGACGATCAGCGCCGCAGATGTTTCCCCGCTCATGCGCCTGATGAAGGAAGCTCGCCTCTGCGAATCCCCAAGCCATCGGGACAGTTTCGTTGATCTGATCGGCTACACGCTAACGGGTGCTGAAGTGAACAAGGTTCCAGCCGAATGAAGCGCGTCTACGTAGCTGGCCCAATGTCGGGCATCCCAGAGTTCAATTTCCCTGCCTTTAATGCAGCGGCGGCAAAACTGCGCGCCGAAGGGTATGTGGTGTTCAACCCCGCCGAACGAGATATCGAGCGCCACGGCGGGGTTGATATCTCCAAAGGCAATGCGACGGGCTCACAAGAGCATGCAGCGAAGGAGCATGGTTTTTCTCTGCGTGAGGCTCTAGCGGACGACACGGCGTGGATATGCAAGGAGGCTACCGCCATCGCCATGTTGCCCGGCTGGGAGAATTCAAAGGGCGCCCGTGCCGAATGGCATCTGTCCTTAGCGCTCGGGCATGAGGTAATATACCTCTAGGATCTGGAGAAGGCGAACTTCCTTGTGGGCTCGCTGGAACAGGATGGCGTAAAACCGCGCTTTGAGGTCATCCCGCCACCGAGGAAGAAGCGCTAACGCTTCCGCCAGAGCACCGGCACTGTTTGCGTCTTGCTATCGTACAGGCCAGTCTTGGCCGTTTCGATGATGCGGCCGCCCTGCCTAAGCTGGACCAGGCTGTAGGTTTTATGCCCCAAACAAGCCTCGAAAGCCGCCTTGGCTGCTGAGAAGATATCCACCTCGCCGATTGTCTCGATGATGGCATCTGTCTCATCGACAACGTGGATCTGATAACTGTAGTCGTGAATAGCGCGGCTTCGTTGGCCCATCGCG